TCCTTCGTTAGTTCCGCCTACTATTCCCCACACATTACTTTGCTTGCTTTGTGTTCGATGTAACAATAATAAACGACTCGTATCTAGCGCATAAAACAACGCTCCACTGCAAATAATTTTCTTCATAAAAATACTTATGCTTCTAAATACAACATCCATGCGCCTTGTGAATATTCGCCTTCATAGGACACAGTCCACATAGTTCCTGTCCATCTATATTGTATACCTGTGTTTAAATTACTGGTATAGACAACATCGGTACTAACACTTGCATCAAATATTAAATTCCATTTAACGCCGTCCCATTCGATAATATCATTTATGTCGGCAACAAAGTCTATGCCTAAGGTACTTTTCCATGCATCGGGTCCGTCGATGTTAGATTCGTCACCGACATCGTCTAGTAACAGTATACGTAATCCGGATACCTTATAGTCTACAGGATTCCATCTTTGCGGATTAATAATATAATCCAGTGTAGTCCAGCTATTTGAATTTCTCGAAGGACCTTCAATTACACTATTAGCTGGCAGCGTATCGGTATCCCATGTAACTAATAGTTCAGTTTCGTCGGTAGAATTTAATTCTATTGTACCAACAATTGAGTTGTTACTATCGCTACGACGCAGTCGTAATTGACTAATCATAGGTTGGTAGGTTCCTGGATACGCTTCAATTAGTGTTCTCCAACTAGTACCGCCGATGGTATTTCTATATATTAGTTTTGCAATATTGGATTCAATATATACTCCGTATTGCTTAAAAGTTTCTATTAATGCAACTCTTTCTGAATTAGTGTCCGTAATACCAGTTACTGATTGTATACCGCCGGCATTAACTATAGTTCCTTTTGCAGTAATACCGTTCCATATCACAGTATCTTTATTAATTAATGGCAAGTCATCTGCATATTCGTTAATAATTGGAGCAGTTAACCCCAAGTCAATATCGCCGTTTGCTTCATTGAATATGTTTGTAATAATACTTGTAATTACGCCTAGTCTCTTTACTTTTGCCGGCGGCGAAATATAGATAGGAGTGCTAAATGCCAAAGTAGCAACATCGATTTCGCTTTCTGTGCCCACCGGGATGCTTCTATTACTTATTTCGGTTCTTTCTAAATTAACCACAGTTAAACTAGTCCAGTCTACATAGTTATCAGAAGTTTGTATTTCTAAACTTGGGTTAAACAACGTTAATATTTGTTCTAATATTTGTAATTTTTGATCGGTATTAGAGCTCCAAATATCTACATTAACTGTAAGAGTATACGGCGACGGCATCAGTCGTTCTACTGTATAGTTTTTACCCTGCGTGTTTAAGTATTCGTTTCCGTTAGAATCGTATGCTCGTTCTCTAATATTTACTTTGCTAACAAAACTACTATCACTGGTCCTGCTACGATCTATTTCAAGCCCAGTAAGGTATACGCTCATTCGAGGTACACTAGGAAGTTTATTTTCTGAGTTATCTCGAATAATACTAGCAACTTGTCTAGTTAAATCTCCGTATGCAACTGGAATCTTTCGTAATCTTCCGTCACCGTCTTTGTAGGAAAACCCACTCATCATTCGTACAATTTGAGTAAGATATCGTCTTATCTGACCGTCGTATGTCCATTGCATATCTATTTCCTAATTAGTTGTCAGCGCGCGGTCTAAGAGCCTTGCTTAAACTTTGTCTCTCTTCTACAACATCGCCGCCGATGGTAGCAGTTTTAGTATTATTAATAAACGTACTTTTTTGTGTTTGTCTAGTATCGGTGTTGCTAAGAGTATGACGTACTGCATCTTCTATCTTTAACCACCTAGTTCCGTCGTATCTAAACAAACGATTAGGAACAAAGTCAATTCTCAGATAATAGTCACCTGCAGCATTATCCGGCGGAAAACTAATTCCTACTCCAAATGCCTCTCCGTTAGGCGGAATGCCGTCGCCTAACAAATATCCATCATAGCCAGACCGTGTTGGACTTTTACTTATTCTATTAGCTAAAATTCCACTGCTGGCGTCTAGTGTACTCATATCTGTAGTAACAAGTTCCGGTTTGCCGGTAGCATCGACTTGCAACGTATAAAAATGGCTGGTATTATATCCACTTTTACCAGCATCAACTTCGGCTTGTGCAACTATTGCATTATTAATTTGCATATCTTTTTCAAATGTACTCAGCATATCTCGCAAGCTGTGTTCTCCGTCTCCGCTTGGTAAGTCGAGTATATCGTTATATTCTTGACTGTCAGCAATTTGTTTTAGTTTAATGCGATATAAATGAGGAAACCATGTTTGGCTAAATCCTTCCGCGGCTCTAGTAACTTCGTCTACTACATAAAACCTTTTTAGTGCAGCGGAGTAATCGTTTAATGCATATTCGTCTATGAGATGAGGCAATTCTAACACATCACCGCTTATAATTTTTCTACCAATGGTCTTAACACTGCTATTAATGTGTATGGTCATGTAGATTGTATCATTACTTAAAAATAAACCAAATTGACTAAGATTGAAGTCGTTGTCACTTACATTGTATATTCCGCGTATGCAATATATATCGGGATCGTATTTTCGATCTCTATTTTCAAGAAACAACATGTCTTGTATATTAGTTTCGGCAACAACGTCGTAATGCGGTTGATCCGCTGTGGCATTTTCAATACTGGTATTTTTTGGTCCTAGATATTTGTGTATTAATATATCAGTGCCTCCTATGGAAAATTGTCCATAGATCATTTTATCGATAAACTCATAATCGGCAGTCTTATTTGGACGGTATAGGCTCAGTCTCGGAATGTTGATTCTCCTATGTGTTATAGTATTTATGTTATAAATACAGTTGGAGAACAACATGGCCGATAATGAATTAGTAACACAAAAACAACAAGTATTTAATTATGTAAACGCCATGTTAGGCGGATCTATGATTGACGTAGAATTAGATCCTATACATTACGAAACTGGACTAGAACGAGCACTTGCAAAGTACCGACAACGTAGTGACGGCAGTGTCGAAGAAAGTTATATTTCTCTTAAGCTAGTAGAAGATCAGAATGATTATACATTACCGCATGAGATTATCGAAGTACGTCAAATTTTTAGACGTAGCGTAGGAAGTCGTAGCGGTGGCGGCGATGGAGGAACATTGTTCGATCCGTTTAATCTTGCTTATACTAATACATACCTGTTAGCCGGATCTGGTATGGGCGGGCTTGCTACATATGAACTATTTGCTGGCAAGCAAGAATTAGTTGGCAGAATGTTTGGTAGCTTTATAGAATTTCGATGGAATACTGCAACAAAGAAACTTACTATATTACAAAGACCCAGAGCTGGTGAAGAAGTATTACTATGGTGTTACAACTATCGTCCAGATAGCCAATTATTAACTGACTATCTGGCAAAGCAATGGCTAAGAGATTACACTCTTGCAAGCTGTAAATATATGTTAGGCGAAGCTCGTAGTAAGTTTAGTGTAGTTGCTGGACCGCAAGGCGGAACTTCGCTTAACGGCGATGCGTTAAAAGCCGAAGCACAAGCAGAAATAGAAAAATTAGAAAACGAATTAGCACAAGCAATGGCCGGCGGGACTGGATATTATTTTGTAATTGGATAATATTTTTACTTGACATTATATATATTATAAGATATAATAAGATATGAAGAAAAAAATATTAATTATTGGTCACGGACGCCATGGCAAAGATACCGTGTGCGAAATTTTAAAAGACAAATACGACTACAGCTTTGAAAGCAGTAGTCAATTTTGCAATAAACGTTTTATTTACGATAATTTAAAGGTGAAATATGGATATACTAATGAAAAAGATTGCTATGAACACCGCCATAATCACAGAGCAGAATGGTATGATGCTATCTGCAATTATAATGTTCCTGATGCTGCCCGCCTAGGCAGAGAGATATTTCGAGAACATGATATCTATTGCGGATTAAGAAATAAAAAAGAGTTCCACGCTATGAAAAATACCAAAGTATTTGATTATGCATTCTGGGTGGATCGTAGTGAACATCTTCCCTTAGAAGACATTAGTTCAATGAGCCTTGAGCAATGGATGGCAGATTTCACTATTGATAATAATAGCACACTTGCTGATTTAGAGTTTAATATTACCCAATTAATGAGTAATATACATAGATAACTACTAAAACCGCTATATTTTTCTATGATAAGCTAAATAACATAGTAATAGTTTATTCACGAGGAGAATATAAAATGGCATTAGTGTCCCCCGGCGTACAGGTTACAGTTGTAAACGAGAGTTTTTATACTCCTTCTGAACCCGGTACAACTCCAATCATATTTGTAGCAACAAAACAAAACAAGGCCAATCCAGGAAGAACAGGAATAGCACCAGGAACATTAGCTTCCAATGCAGGAAAAGTTTACCTTATTGGCTCTCAGAGAGAGCTTGCTGAAACGTTTGGTGATCCGACCTTCTATACAGATTCCAATAACAACCCAATACACGGTAGCGAACAAAACGAATACGGTCTACAAACTGCCTATTCGTATTTGGGTGCAGCTAACCGGGCATATGTAGTTCGTGCAGGTATCGATTTAGCAGCGCTAAACGCAAGCGCAACTCCTACAGCCGGCTTACCAGTTGACGGTGCTTATTGGTTTGATACAAATGATACAAAGTACGGTATTTTTGAATGGAATGCTGCGCCACCTACAACCGCAAGTGGACAAAGCTTTTCTAATCGTGTACCATCGGTGATTACAGACACTTCTAAGGTTGTTAACTTTAGTGGGTCGGATTATACTCCGTTAGGTAGTGTTGGATCTATTGGAGACTATACAGTTGTTGCAGTAACGACAACTAATCGCATGTGGTATAAATCTGCAGGATATGGGGTAGACCATGTAGCAACGAGAGGATCGTGGGTCGAAGTTGGCGGTCCAGCATGGAAAGCTAGTCATCCAGTAGTTAGCGGAACAGGAACAAGTGCAATTAGTATTGGTACTAATATAACTTTTACACTAAGTGACAGCACTTCTTATACTGTTACTACATCCGGCACAACTATTGCAAGTTTGGTCAACGATATTAATAGCACAGTTGCATTAGCGGCAGCAGGAGTATTTGCGTACTTACGTAATAGTAGACTGGCAATTTACAGCAACGGAACCTCGGGCGACAGTGTTGAAATATCCGGCGACGGCGCGTTGCTTGGGTTGGTAGGTATTACACTAGGTATATATAGAACACCAAAAGTACAAATAAGTAGCCATACTATAGTACCTCAGTACAAAACCACAGATACTGCAAGTCGTCCATCCGGTAGCATTTGGATTAAAACTACTGCGCCAAACCTTGGTGCAAATTGGAATATTAAAAAATATGATCAAAATGTTGCAGCATGGACAAGTTTGGTAGCACCGATATATGCAACTAATCACGCTGCTATACACGGAATTGATAGTACTGGCGGCGGAGCAAATATAGCAGCTGGTGCATTGTTTATACAATCAAACTTTGCAGAAGGTTCTAACGATCTAGGAACATTTAAAATCTTACGTAAGAATGCAAGCGGACCTACTACTATTGTTAGCAACAAGATTTCTAGTAGTTCGATTCCTTCCGGAACTTATTCAATAAACATTAGAGAAAGCATCTCAGGACAAGCATCATTAAGTACATCGTTGCCTGTGACATTTACTGCTACTGGCGCAGTATTAGATGCAGAAATAATTGCAACTGCTATTAACTCTGCAGGACTAATAAATGTGTCAGCAACTGTTGACAGTCAGAATCGTGTGATAATCTCACATGCGCTAGGCGGCGACATCCGGTTTGATGATGCATCGAACATACTCGACAACTTGTTTATAGTGTTTGATGCAAGTAATCCAATTAGTACAACTAATTTTTATACTGCACCCGTTGGCGACACCGTTAACGAGTATGTTGCATCACTATGGAAAGTATTAGCATATACTGCTAGTAATTTTGCACCGACTACTATTCCTGCACAGGATGCATTATGGTACAGTAGTATTGTTGACGAAATTGATATTATGTACCATAATGGCAATACATGGGTTGGATACAAAAATTCAACTGCATATCCGCTTACAGATGCAAACGGTCCAATAGTTGCAGCTAGAGAGCCAACTGCTAATTCTACCAATAGCTTACTAGTTGCCGGCGACATATGGATTAGTACAGCTGATATTGAAAATTATCCAACTATATATCGTAGAAGCACCGATGACAAATGGGTGTTGCTAGATAAAACTGATCAGACTACTGAAAACGGAGTATTATTTGCGGATGCTAGATATAATACTGCCGGCGCTAATAGTGCTATTGCTGGTGATATTCCAGATATGCTAAACAGTGACTATCTAGATACAGATGCGCCGGATCCTGCGTTGTATCCAAGAGGCATGATATTGTTTAATACTCGTCGCAGTGGATTTAATGTTAAAAGATTTGAACGTAATTGGATTGATGTTAATGCCGAAAATATTCGCTTTAATAATGAATCGCAAGAAAATTATTACGTCAATCGATGGGTTACCGAAAGTTCTAATAATCAAGACGGGTCTGGCTCATTTGGCAGAATTGCACAGCGTAAGGTAGTCGTACAATCATTACAAGCAATGGTAAACAGTAACGAAGATATTCGCGACGATGAAACTCGCATATTTAACTTGATTGCAACACCAGGATATCCTGAACTAATCAATGAAATGATCACATTAAATTACGATAGAGGATTAACTGCATTCATAGTTGGTGATAGCCCGCCGAGACTACCGCCTAATACTACTTCGATTAGTGATTGGGCAAGTAATGTTAACTTAGCGGTTGAAGACAACGATGTTGGATTAGTAAGTCGAGATGAATACTTGGGAATTTATTATCCAAGCGGATTTACTAGCGATAATGCAGGCAACAATATTGTTGTTCCAGCAAGTCATATGGTATTACGTACTATTGCACTCAACGACCAAGTTGCATATCCGTGGTTTGCTCCAGCAGGAACACGCCGAGGCGGTGTTACTAATGCAAGTGCATCTGGGTATATTAACAACGAAGGCGAATTTATAAGTACTGCACTAAACGAAAGTCAGCGCAATACTTTGTATCAAAACAATGTTAACCCTGTTACTTTTATAAGCGGATCAGGATTAGTGGTATTTGGACAAAAAACTCGCGCCAGAGATGCAAGTGCATTAGACAGAGTAAACGTAGCACGTCTAGTAATATATCTACGTAGCCAACTACGTCAATTGGCTAAACCGTATATCTTTGAACCAAACGATAAGATTACTCGTGACGAAATCAAACAACAAGTGGAGACACTAATGATTGAGTTAATTGGATTAAGAGGAATATACGACTATCTAGTAGTATGCGACGAAACAAATAATACTCCGTCGAGGATTGACCGAAATGAATTGTATGTAGACATAGCAGTTGAACCTGTTAAGGCTATTGAATTTATTTACATTCCGTTACGCCTAAAGAACACTGGCGAAATTGCAGGATTATAATTACTTAATATAACACAAAAAAGGCAGTTTTATACTGCCTTTTTTGATGACCATTGCCACCGAGTGCTTCCGCAATCGTATATTCGAAGATACCCCTGTTGTTCCCGCAATTGTTTTTCTGATAGTATACTATTAGCCGGCTTTCTTAATGAATATCGGTGATATCGTTTGCACTCGGATGGCATAAAATACCAATAGTTTGGAACAGTATTATGTATAAATTCAAATCCTAATTTGCTATAAACTGCTGTTTCGTTACTCCACCTTCGGTCACTAAAGCTAGTAATTAATTCTGGATTATATTTTTTTACAAAATAAGAAAATAGTTTTCCGGCACTGCCTATTATATTTGTATTGAGTACACTACAAAATCTATTTAATTCCCATCCCTTAACATTCTTAGATATATCGTTATTTAAGAATGTCATAAGACTTACTAGTTGGTCATTGTAATACAAACCAATTCGAATATTAGATCTTCCTGTGCCTTGTAAATGAGTTTGCTTGAGAAATTGGTTAGCAGTTTTAGAATCAACTTCTCTAACTTGGCATTTTCTAGCAAAAATCTTATTATCCGATCTTCCAATTAATGATTGTAATCGAGATTTTACAATATCTGTATTGTTGACCCATTCGTCTTCAAAAATATGAATAAGTTGCAATCCTAGTTGACTAGCAAGCTCGGTTTTTTCTTGATGATAGTTTGGTGATTTGTAAATATTGCTGTGCCAGTATAATCCGTTATATTCAATTCCAAGATTGTATTCTGGAAGAAATATATCAATTTCTTTGGGACTAATAACATTACGAGTATTAGGATAAACAGAAATGTTATATGTGGATAGAAATGCAACAACTTCCTGTTCTTGTATACTTGTCCCACTTGCAGCCGGGTAGCAATAAGGACATATATTAGTAGATATTTTTCCAGGCGACATATACTGACGTGTTCTAGTAAAACTATTGTTGCATCGATGGCATTTGATAGTAGCAATGTTTCCACTAATATGAGAAAGAGTATATCCGTTCTCCTCAAGACGACTACTAGCAGTTGTTATACTTTTTAATGTTTTAGCTGCTGCTGCCTTTTTAGAAGAGATTGATATTTTCTTTCGTGATTCTATTGAATGCGTTTTACCTCTAAATACTGCTAAATCATTACCGCTTCGTCGTTTAGTATTAATTGCTTTTTGTACTTGTTCCGACGTTATTACCTGAGATGCTCTTTTTTGACGAATTTTTTCTTTAGTTTCTGTAGTTCGCTTTAAACCAGTAACGGGATGTGAATTGGTTTCTCTCCAAGCTTGATTGCGAACTAGTGCAGCGGTGGATAATAATAACTTTTGTTCATTGCTCATTGCAATGCCTTTATTATGAGGAGTATTACCCTTATTTTTTCCCAAACCTTGTGCCTGTTTGGCTTTTCGAAATTCTTCAGACACTACTTCGCCATAAGATGCCTTATATTCTACGGTGGTAATATTATGTAACTTCAGGTGGCGCCACCCGATCATATTAGCAAAATGCTTATTACATATTTTACAAATTATCATAGTTATACATCCTTATTGAACCGTTACAGACTATTTATGCATTTAAGTACGATGATATCTTAAATTTAATTGCTGACAAAATATTTTTACCCATAATGATAAATACTTTTGAATAAGGAGACATATATAAATGGCAATCTCATCGTTAAGTAAAATTACAGTTCCATTAGCAACCAACGATAGTGCATCGTCACAGGGATTGCTAATGCCCAAACTGCAATATCGTTTTAGAGTAATGCTCGAGGGGTTTGGAATTAGTACTCCTACTACCGAACTTACCAAGCAAGTACAAGACGTAACTCGTCCTAACCTTACTTTTGAAAATATGGAAATTCCGGTATATAATTCAAAAGTATACCTGGCTGGTAAACATACTTGGAGTCCGTTAACTCTTAACCTACGTGAAGATGTAAACAATAACGTTCAAAAACTAGTTGGCGAACAGATCCAAAAGCAATTTGACTTTATGGAGCAAGCTAGTGCTGCTAGCGGTCAAGACTATAAATTTCTTACAAGGATTGAAATCCTTGATGGCGGAAACGGTGCGTTTACTCCAAACGTACTCGAAACATGGGAGTGTTACGGCTGCTTTATTACCGAAGCTAACTATGGTACTCTTGCGTATGCAAACAGCGAGCCAGTTAGCGTTGCGTTAACTATTCAATATGATAACGCAGTTCAGCTAGATTCCGGAGTTGGTCAAAACGTTGGTAGAACTAATGGTTCTATGATAACAGGCGCCGGTTAATTACTAGATATATAATTTGCATCAAAAGAGGGCAATGCCCTCTTTTGTCATTAAGCGCCCGTATTATAGTTTAGATAAATAATAGTATGAGCTATTTAAACGGATTTTATGACAACTTCAAGCAGTACGGAACTCTTAAGGGCGACTTAGGAGATTATCAACATGCTTCTAGATTATATCGTGCAAACAATTTTCGACTAACACCTAAATTTAAGCACCTATATCATGTAGTATTGAATATTAGTCCGTTTGTTAGAGAGCGTAGTCCGTTAAGAGAACAACTATATATACCAGAAGTAAACCTACTATGTAAACAAGTGGATTTGCCCAAGTATAACATACAGACAGAAACTGTCAATCAGTATAATAGAAAAAAAATAATACAAACCGGAGTTGAGTATCAACCAATTACTATGAGATTTCACGACGACAATGCTGGATTAACTAGTTTGTTGTGGGAATCATATTTTAGATACTATTACACTGACAGTAATTATGTAAAAAAGAATCCAGACGGTACTCCGGCGATCTCAGTAGATGCATATGCCAGAGGACCAAACGGGATTAATAATGTAATGACATCTAGCGATTCGCAACGATATCGTTATGGGCTAGATCGACCTAACAAGAAAACTGCTTTTTTTACAAGCATTGCAGTTTATCAACTATCTCCGCAAGACGGTCGAAGTACATATACTAGCTTTACACTGATTAACCCGTATATAGATAACTTTCAACACGATTCGATGGAATCCGAAGGTAATGCATTTAGTGAAAATGCCATGACTATATCCTATGAAAGTGTACAGTACAACCGAGGATACACGGTACCCGACAGTGCTCCGCCCGATTTTGGAAAATGGCATTACGATAATGCCCCTAGCGGATTAGCAGCAGATCCTTCCTTGATTGCTAACACCCTAAACACTATTGCCGGTGCTAATAATACAATTGAAGAATTAAGAGCAGGAAATTATCGACCGGCATTTACTCGTAGTCAGTTAACAGTGGCTAATCTAAAAGACCTACAGTCAGCAGCATTACAAACTGGTAATGTTAGTGAGAATACGTTTGGTAGTACCACCTTTTCTAGCTCTTCTATAAATAACAGCATTACCGAAGCAACACAATCAACAATATAAAGAGATTATATGTCGAGTATACGTACAAATACAGAACTTACTGATAGCCAGCAACCTACTAGGCAGTTGTTTGATCGGTTCTTTACAAAGACCATTTCTTATCCAAGTAACCGGGTAGATGCAGTGGTAGGATTTTTTGAAAATCGGGGGTTTGACAAAGGTGCTGCAATTAGTGTTGCTAGTGTTTTATTAGAGCAAGCAAGTATCGATAATGTCAACGTATTAGGTCTATTAGATCAGCTAACGAACTACGATGGAATAAAATTAAACAGCATTGTTACGGCAATACTAAACAATAATCGTAGTAAAATTAGCAAATTAGGATATCGTACTGAGCAACAGTTAAACGTTATTGAATCAAGAAATATTATATATTAATGTCAAAATTTGCCCAAGGAAAGTTTGAATTAAAGAATCCTGAAAAATACATAGGAGGAAGAACTCCTACCTACCGTAGTAGTTGGGAATTTGCATTTTGTAAATTTTGTGACGAAAATTCCAGTATACTAAAATGGGCAAGCGAATCGATTAAGATTCCTTATCGAAACCCGTTTACCGGAAAGCATACTATATATGTTCCAGATTTCTTTATAGTATATATCGACGGCGCCGGAAAACAACACGTGGAAATTATTGAAGTTAAGCCACAAAATCAAACTAGCAAAGCAGAAGCAAAGCGTAATACTTATAATCAAGCTCATTCAGCATTGAATGCAGCCAAATGGGAAGCAGCAAGAGCGTATTGTAAACAGCAAGGTATTACTTTTAGAATAGTAACCGAACATGATATGTTTGCTGGAACTAGTAGCAAACGAAGATAAATAATAGCAGCATATTATAGGACACTATCATGACTCGCAAATTAGAAGAACTGCTCGGATTATCAGATACAAAGGATTTTATCAAAGAACAATCAAGAAAAGATCGAGCATCTGACCGAGAAGTTGCTCAACATGTGTCTATGGAAGAAACTGAAAAAGTACGCGATATTTTGGAATTTAATAAAATTACAAGTGCATTGCCTCAAGTTAGAGGACTAGGAACATCAACTGACAAAGAGCTAGACGAAGTAGCTGACAAAGCAATGGCAGCATATGAAAATTTAATGGATCTTGGAATGAATGTAGAAGCTCGATACAGCGGCAGGATATTTGAAGTTGCAGGAGCAATGCTAAACACTCATCTTGGTGCAAGAGTAGCTAAGTTGGATAAAAAGTTAAAAATGGTAGATTTACAACTTAAACAACAAAAAATAGACAACGACACAGTAGCACCAACTGAGGGATTTGTTGAAGGTAACGGATATGTTGTAACCGATCGAAACAGTTTGTTACAACGCCTAAAAGGCTTTGATAAAGATAAATAATGCATAATAGGACCTTACAAATATGAAACGTTTAATAGAATATCTTACTGAGTCATCTAAAACTTATCCGTTTAAGATCGGAGTAGCTGGAGATATTCCAGAAGGGTTTAATGATAGTCTGCGATCCGCTATGGAAAAATTTAGTGTTGCTAGCATTAGTGTTGGTAAAAAAACTCCAATACAACAACATCCGTTAGATTTTCCTCAAATGGAAAACACCGAAGTTACATATTGGGATGTCGAGATTAAATATCCTACTACCGATGCAGTACTACAAGAATATCTCAGTAATACTTGTACAATTAGTAAAAGTAAAATTGTGGTACGCAATGCAAATTCGCCACTCGAAAAACAATCGCCGGATCAGTTAGATACCGATACTACGTATGAAGTATTATTAACCAAAGAAGATTTAGGCGGCACCAGCGCGCAATCCAGTGTTGGAAACAATAGAGTAATGGACTTATTAAAAGAGTTAGAAACTGCACGGAAAGAACGCAGCAGTAATCAAGACGGTTTCAAAGCAGAAGCAATGAAAAAGGAACCGCAAAGCACCAAAAGTGTAATGGGGAGTTAATCATGAGCGATATGCTAAAAATATTACAAAAACTTGATAGAGTTGGAAAATCTCAGCTAAATGAAAGTTGCGAAAGCTGTAGCGATATGTCTATGATGCCTGCAAAGCCTGCAACATCGAATCCTGTTAGTATTAACATTACAGGCGATGCAGCATCAATGGCAGACATTTTAAAAGCGTTAAGCGGGGTGCAATCAGCAAGTACTGCGCCTGTCGCTGCTACCCGCGAGCCAATGGACACTGCATTTCAAGATGATCCGACTATTCCCGGGCTTGACGACGTCGACGGTGACACTGATCTAAAAGCTGGATTTATGGGAACAATCGGCGGAGCAATTGCAGGCGGAGCAGTGGGCGGAATACCCGGAGCAATCGGCGGCGGTATTGCTGGGAGTGCAGCACAGGACGCACTCGGCGGCGCTGTTAAGAAAATGGGCGAAGAAAATAAGCCAAATTACGATGCATCAACAAGTCCAGACGAAATGTATGCCGATACAGATATGATGATTAATACAATGAGTGGCGGACTCAACGGTAAGAAGAAAATGTTTAAACCAGCTGCAAGTGGAGATAGTCCAATGGCAACAGAAATGCGCCAGCGTCTCCGGGCAGCACTTGCTGAAAAGAAAGATAATCCTACAGCAAAAAAGAAGTATAAAGATAAACAGACCAATGAAACTAAATCATCAAAGCCAGACTTTTTAGACTTAGACAACGACGGCGATAAAAAAGAACCAATGAAAAAAGCAGTAGCTAACAAGTCTAGTAAACCAACAAAGGGCAAAGTTCCTCCGCAGTTTGCTAAAAAAGAAGCTGTAAAGGAATCTGCAGACTTTTTAAGAATGAAACAATTCTTAAAAAGATTAAACGGATAATTTTAGTAAATTTAAATAGCGCCAGTAGGCGCTATTTTTATGACTAAATACTTTGAAAATAAAGGAACTATAAATGTCATCTCGTATACTCGACGGAGTGTTAATCAAGAAAGCAAATCGACAAGAAACATTTACAGAAATTCAAGTAGCCGACTTGCTAAAATGCATGGATCCTGACACTGGATATCTGTACTTTGCAAAAAACTTTGCATACATTCAGCATCCAGTACAGGGTAAGTTACTATTTGCTCCTTATGAGTATCAGTTACGACTAATGGACAGCTATCATAGTCATCGATTTAATATCAATATGATGCCCCGTCAAACAGGAAAAACTACTTGTGCTGCTATCTACCTAGCATGGTTTGCAATGTTTAATGCTGATCAAACGTGCCTTATTGCTGCACACAAATACACTGGTGCACAGGAAATTATGGCGCGTATACGGTATGTATATGAAATGTGTCCTGATCATATAAGAGCAGGCGTAACTAGTTACAACAAAGGTAGTATTGAATTTGAAAACGGAAGTCGTATTGTAAGCCAGACTACAACCGGCAACACCGGACGCGGTATGAGTATTTCGTTACTGTATCTTGACGAATTTGCGTTTGTGCAACCCAATATTGCAGAAGAATTTTGGACAAGTATTTCGCCAACTATGACAACAGGCGGACGCGCAATTATTACAAGTACGCCGAACAGCGACGAAGATACGTTTGCTACTATTTGGAAACAAGCCGAGGATAGATTCGACGAACACGGAAACGAACAGGCTCTTGGACGCAACGGATTCTTTTCGTTTAAGGCACACTGGAACGAACACCCAGACAGAGACGAGGCATGGAAAGCCGGAGAAGTTGGCCGCATCGGCGAAGAAAAGTTTAGACGTGAATACGGAATTGAATTTCTAATTTACGAAGAGACTCTAATCAATAGTATAAAATTAGCTTCGTTGCAAGGAATTGTGCCGTATCTTAATATGGGACAAACACGCTGGTACAAAAAAATATCTCCAGATAACACTTACATAGTTGCACTAGACCCTAGCATGGGCACAGGCGGCAACTATGCTGCTATACAAATATTGGAATTACCTGCATACGAACAAGTAGGAGAGTGGCAACACAACAATACTGGCATTCCTGGACAAATACGAGTATTAACAGATATCCTTAAATACATTGCCGAAGAACGCGGATTTAAAGAAGGTATATACTGGAGTGTAGAAAACAACGGCTTAGGCGAAGCAGCGTTGTTAGTAATTAACGATTATGGCGAAGAAAATATACCCGGGTTGTTTATTAGCGAACCAATGCGCAAAGGCCACGTAAGAAAGTTTCGCAAAGGATTTAACACCACACATAGCAGCAAAGTAACGGCTTGTGCAAGATTAAAAACTATGATCGAAAATAATCAGTTAACAATTAAAAGCAAACCGTTCATTAGTGAAATTAAAGGGTTTGTTGCAACTGGTAGTAGTTTTCAAGCCAAACCTGGTATAAGCGACGACTTAGTAAGCTCGATGTTATTGGCATTACGTATGATTGCAGTTATGAAAGATTGGGATCCTGTAATTTATAAAAGCTTTGTACAAATTGATTCCGAAGATGACTTTGAAATGCCAATGCCGATCTTCATCAGTAGTAGTTTTTGATAAATACAGTATGAAAAATTTACAAACCATAGCAGACGATTTGTTTAATAAAATTCGAGGAAGATTTGAAACACTAACCATCGGTGATGCCGAGGGTAATGTTACAAATGTTCCAGGCGATGCTCGATACTTTGATTTTCCTTTTATGCAAGAGGGAAAGGAACTAGGCAGAGTAAGTGTGAGCCTCGACGAGGCTGATGGTGTGATAATATTAGTTAGCAGAGATATTGTACAAGGTCAACTAGAAAGTGTACAACAACGGTGGTATGATTTCCTACGAGAGTTGCGAATATTTGCAAAAAAACGTATAATGCCGTTTGATGTGAGAGACATCAATAAATCAAACCTTAATAAAAGAGATTATAAGTTTTTAGCCAACAATCGCAGCGGAGATCCTACTATGAGCGAATCAAAAATGTACGGAACAAATAAAACCAGTTATCAACGCATTGGTAATGCAAGGTTAGCTATTAAACATTCGGCACCGATAAACACTGAAAGTTTAACGGGTAGAATACATAAAATTGGTGCAATATTCATAGAAGCACCAGACGGCGAAAGATATAAATATCCATTTAAACATATTAGCGGTGCGCGAGCAATGGCACGCCATGTAAGCGAAGGCGGCACTGCATACGACGACTTTGGTAAACACATATCTGGATTGAGTGAGGAAGTATCTAAACTACGTAAGTTCAACCAATATATAGGTAGAAGTGCAGTTATGGCAGAAACCTTATCGGGATATTCTGATGTTGTAAAAGAGCGAGTCAACGAAGTTAAAAAAGAAATACAAAACTTACAAAAAGAAGCTTACTATAAAGAAGCAGTGTCTAGTTATGTAGTTTCAATAGTAGAAGATATTCCAGATGATGTAAGAGAAAATTGGATTGATCAACTTACTATCAAACAGTTTAACGAAGAGCTAGCTGATATCTTTCCATATGTATACAAACTTATTGGTGAAGTTAAATTATCCAAAGACTTGGGACCCGACGATGTTACATCGGAAATAGGAATTACAGAGTCATTACCTAGTAACATACTAGCCGACGACGAAACTTCACAACTAGGTAACTTGTATGTAAAATTTCGAACTAAGCAAACTCCTGGATCCGGTCCAGAAGGTAAGCAAGGGTACTTGATTGCGTTTGCTGGATTCCACCAAGATCCAAAAGAGTTAACATATGCAAATGCTCTACGAAAGTTTACTACTCTTACAAGCAAAGACGATATTGCAAATATGATTAAAAAAATGATGAACGATAAGATATTCGTGTCAGCAGGAAAGATAGTGCTATATCGTGATCCATCAGGTGCAGAAGATCGATTTCCGCAATTAGGAGAATTTTACGATTGGATATCATCCTATCGCGGCGATAAGATTGCTGTCGAAGTTCCAACTAAGCCGGAGCGTAATACCGAAAAAGGAAACGTAAAAAAACGTTTACCCAAGGGCCATGCTGCATCAGGAGACAGTACTGCAACTGCTCCGGATAAAAAAATGACTCGGTATTTTACAATTGATAACAAAGCATTAATGTCTTTCTTAAAAACACAAATGCCAGATTTTATGCAAGCGTATTATCGTCCAAATTTCCGAGGATTTGTAATGGATAACAAACCATATACACAATTTATGAAGTTTATTAATATGCCCAATGCTATTGAACAATACGGTAAAACCAACGTTACAATAGACCAGGAACGTAGTTTTACTGAGTCGTCAATTGATGAAAAGCAAGAAGCTAATTTCTCCGGAGATGATATATTACAGTTACAGAAAATTAATAGTATCGACGCTGTAAAGGATCGTGCAATTGAATTAATATCATCTAAATCAAAACGTCCAATGCAACCTAATAAAGTAGAATGGCTCAAGCGACAGATTTTATCTAAAAAATCTGTCATGGACGTTATCGCATTGATGTACGACTTATTACAATCAGGCGAAGGTAACGCAGTAATTGGTTCCGGACGGTCAATGGGAAAAAATAGTTATCGTAACACGTTTGATTCCGTGGACGTTCCGGATCAACCTACAGAAAAGAAAAAAACTCCGCTAGGCGAGTTTATCCTTAGTCACTTCGATAGAGAATCCGGGCAGTTTCCAAAAGGCAAAACTGCAATACTAACCGCAGTACAAAAAGATTACGGAAATCAATTTGTAAAACCTGCAACAGAATTTATTGAACGTATTAATAATACTGTAGCAGAAAGAATGGGATTTCGTGATAACGATTGCACTATGTAATATCAAAAAAAAGAGTTAGATGTTTTAAAATAATTGTCTAATTCAAATAAAATTAAAAAAAACCGTTGACAAGATAAATAACATTGTGTATTATATAAAAGTAATGCACATTTTAGGCACTACGCAGTTACTTAACTGCAATTAAAGCACATAGGCAAAACACATTTAGGAGGCACCACTATGGCATCACTATCAGAAATTAGAGCAAAACTTAAAGAACAAGAGACTCGCAACTCGCTCGGCAACTCTAACGTAGGCGACAATGCAGTTTATCCGTTTTGGAATATAAAAGAAGGCGAGCAATCCACCTTCCGTTTTGTACCAGACGGTAACACAGAAAATACTTTCTTTTGGGCAGAACGCTTGATGATCAAGCTTCCTTTTGCCGGAGTAAAAGGAGAGACGGATTCTCGTCCAGTTCAGGTACAAGTTCCGTGTATGGAAATGTATGCTGAAAATTGCCCAATCTTACAAGAGGTAAGAGGATGGTTTAAAGATCCTAGCTTGGAAGACATGGGACGTAAATATTGGAAAAAGCGTAGTTACGTATTCCAGGGATTTGTAGTAGAAAACCCATTGCAAGAAGAAGCGCCTGCTAATCCAATTCGTCGCTTTATTATAGGTCCACAAATCTTCCAACTTATTAAGGCAGCTTTGATGGATCCGGATATGGACGAACTTCCTACTGACTATACAGCAGGAGTAGACTTCCGTCTTAGTAAAGGATCTAAAGGAGGATATGCAGATTATGGCGCAAGCAACTGGGCTCGTCGTAGCCGTCCGTTATCTGATGCAGAAATGAATGCAGTTAACACACACGGACTTTTTAATCTTGGTGACTTTTTACCTAAGAAGCCAGATGAAGCAGCCGTAAAGATCCTTAAAGAAATGTTTGAAGCAAGTGTTGATGGCGAAGCATATGATCCCGATCGATGGAGTCAGTACTTCCGTCCAAGCGGAATGGCAGCTCGTACAGGCGATCCGCAAGTTGCAGCATCAGCTAAGGCAACTGCTACTAGCCAGAGCGCACCGATTTCGTCAACTATTAGTGATGACGAAATCCCTTTTAAGTCAACTGAGGGGGTCAAACAGGCTACTGCTCCTGCTCCTCAGCCAGCAGTAACCGGAGGCGCACAAGACATTCTTGCAATGATCCGTGCGCGCCAAACACAATAAACACTTAATAAAGGGTTGCAGCATAATTAATTGCTGCAACTCTGTTTATATTGGCTTAAATGGAGAAAGCATGACTAAATCGTTTGACGTTTCTAAATTTCGAAAAGAACTAACTAAAAGTATTAAAGGTATGAGTTCAGGATTTAATGATCCAACTGACTGGATCAGCACCGGCTCATATGCACTAAACTATCTTATTAGTGGAAATTTCCACCGAGGCGTTCCACTAGGAAAAGTAACTGTATTTGCAGGCGAGTCAGGCGCTGGTAAATCGTATTTTTGTTCAGGAAACATTGTAAAAAATGCACAACAACAAGGCATCTTTGTTGTACTAATTGATTCTGAAAATGCACTTGACGAAAGCTGGTTGCACGCACTTGGTGTAGATACATCGGCAGAAAAATTACTAAAGCTTAACATGGCATTAATTGATGATGTTGCTAAGACAATATCTACATTTATTGCAGATTATAAAGCAATGCCAGAGGCTGATCGTCCTAAAGTATTGTTTGTAATCGATAGTCTAGGAATGCTGTTGACACCTACAGACGTGGATCAGTTTACAAAAGGCGACATGAAAGGCGACATGGGACGTAAGCCTAAACAACTTACTTCTTTGGTACGTAACACTGTTAACATGATCGGATCGTTAAATGTTGGTCTAGTATGTACTAATCACACATACGCAAGTCAAGATATGTTTGACCCCGACGACAAGATTTCTGGAGGCGCAGGGTTTATCTATGCATCTAGCATCGTTGTTGCAATGAAGAAAATGAAACTTAAAGAAGACGTAGACGGCAACAAAATTACAGAAGTAATGGGTATTCGCGCCGGTTGCAAAGTAATGAAAACTCGATATGCAAAACCGTTTGAAGGAGTACAAGTAAAGATTCCTTACGAAACAGGAATGAATCCTTACAGTGGACTTATTGAGTTGTTTGAAAAAAGAGGGTTACTTGAAAAGCAAGGCAATCGTCTTAAATACATCGACTTAGCAGGAAACGAACACTTAGACTTCCGCAAGCAATGGACTGGTCCTAAGCTTGACATGATTATGAACGAATTTGAAGAAAAACTTGCAAATAAACCTATTAACTCTAGTAATTCTCAAGATGTACTAGATCAACCAGAGGACGAAATATACGATGAATGAAGAATACATTGCTGATATTTGGATGATGATGAAGCCGTATCTAGATAAAAAGCATACCGAAATGGCTGCTGAAAAATACGTTGATTTGTTAGCAGATTTTGGCGTAGACGATATTACACTAAAAGGCGTGTTTGGCACTGACAACGAACTAGATAATGCAATTTCTTATTATCTAGAGCTTGACGAAGCAGAAGCAGAAATCGAGGAAGAGTAAGAATGGGATGGTATAGCCGTGTAAGTCGAGACATAAATGAAATTCCAGCGGCTATACAATTCTTTGAAAACGAATTAATATCTGCACGAGCCGATGTAATACTCAAAGGCAATGTTGAAAAGGCATCTGCAGAAATGCCCGGAATTGTAGAACATCGATTTAATCAACTTCAAGAAATTGAAGCAATTCTCAATTATCTTAATATTGAACTTCGTAGGTTACGCAGTAGCTTTTTTAGATCATATCTTGAAACTTATCAAAGATTATTGAGCAGTCGCGATGCCGAACGTTATGTCGATGGCGAAGCCGATGTAGTCGACTATGAAAAAATTATTAATGAATTTGCATTAATGCGCAACAAGTGGTTGGGCATATTAAAGGGTCTTGATTCAAAGGGGTTTTCAATTAACAACATTACTCGATTAAGAGTTGCTGGAATGGAAGATGCAACATTATAGTATCGTAATAGGTTGCGATCAACTCTATTACGATACCTGGAGTGTACACTTACTTAAGTCTATACATTTTTATAATCCGTGGATTAAATTAAGATGTCACATAGTTAATCCTTCTGTATTAATTAAATTACCGTATGTTGAATATACTACGGAAACAATTGTCTTTAAAAACGATATATCAAAGATATCATACTTTCAAGCTGTGAGATTTATAGCAGCGTCAAAAATTCCACTGCATGAAAATTTTATTACGCTGGATGCAGATACTATCTGCACCCAGAGTTTTACTAAAGAATGCTTTGCAGAATTGTTTAAGGCACTATATGTTAAACAACATCATAAGAACAATAAATGGCTAGCAAGTTTGGTGTCGTTTGGCGCAGGGGATTTTCGATACGATTATGCAAACATGCTTAATCATGTTCCGTTGGACAAGTGGAAATGGGGGCGCGATCAACATATACTTGCAAAATTAGATATAAAATATAAATATACCCCAGTTGCCGATCGTTGGTTAATATCCGGAAAGCCCAGAGATAACTGTATCTTTTTAACATTAAAAGGTAACCAAAAACTTACCGATAAATACCTCAATACGTTTAATACATACAAGGTAGATTTATGAAAAAAGTTTATGAATATTGGATGCCCGATAGCGATATTCATTTTGAAAAGATGATAACTAAACGTGTTAAAAATGGCGGACCGCCGGAATATCAAGACGATGTACGATCCGCAGCATATAATTATGTATCTGACTTTGAATTGTGCATCGATGTAGGCGCAAATGTTGGATTATGGACACGCCCTCTTACTCAACGATTTAAACATGTTATTGCGTATGAACCAGTGCATGAAGTTTACAAATGCTTAGAAAAAAATGTAAGTATGCTCTCGGTTGAACTCAATCAGTTTGCATTAGGAAATGTTAATAGCACATTGGATTTAGTATACAATTGTGAAAATACCGGTGCAACATATGTGGACAAAACATCCCTAGGACATGGATCAATAACCGTTAAACGGCTAGACGACTTAAATTTACCTAAGTTTGGAATGATTAAATTAGATTGCGAACAATACGAAATTGAAGTCCTGCAAGGAGCAATACATACTATTCTCAAATACAAGCCGATTATTGTTTGCGAACAACATAACAAAATTAAAAATGCTGGAGATTTTTTAAGACATTACGGCGCGGTTGAATTGACAAGTGTCAGAAAGGACTATATATTTGGATGGCAATGTTAAATATCTGTATGAATAAAATTGTATTAATTTCTGGCGGGTTTGATCCGTTACACAGTGGGCATATTGCATATTTTAAAGCAGCAAAATTATTAGGGGATTATCTAATAGTTGCAGTAAACTCCGACGAATGGCTATCGCGTAAAAAAGGTAAGCCATTTATGTCCTTTAACGAACGCACTTTGATCATCAAAGAACTAGCATGTGTTAACGAGGTAATAGGGTTCGACGATCAAGACAATAGTGCATGTGCTGCTATTATGCAGGTGTTATCAACTAAGTTGCAAAATTGTAAACTGGTGTTTGCCAACGGCGGCGACAGAACAAATATTACTACTCCTGAATACAACGTATACGGGGACTATCCTGATATAGAATTTGCATTTGGAGTCGGAGGAGAGGATAAAAAAAATAGTAGTAGTTGGATACTCAAAGAGTGGAAGCAGCCAACTACTACTAGAGATTGGGGCACATACACAGTTCTAGATAAAAATGTAGGGTGGCAGGTAAAAGAATTAGCATTTTATCCCCATCAATCTCTTAGCGATCAACGACATTCCCATCGGACTGAGCATTGGCATGTAGTACAAGGATCTATACTTATGGAATTAGAATATGCAGATAAGCGTCAAACATCAAAGATATATAATACTGGAGAAAGTATAGATATACCTGTTAATACGTGGCATCGAGCTAGTAACGTAGGTACTAACATTGCTAAGGTAATCGAAGTATGGTTAGGTGATGTGTTAACTGAAAATGATATTGAAAGAAGGACTCAATGAAAATATTTGTAGGATACGACTCGCGAGAAGACATTGCATACCAAGTATGCAAACACAGTATAATTAACAAGCAACCTGCTGCTGAAATAAAACCATTAATACAAAAAGATCTTAGATCAGCAGGTTGGTATTCGAGGTACCCTGATGCTTTAGCAAGTACCGAATTCACATTTACTAGATTTCTTGTGCCTGAACTTTGTAATTTTAAAGGATGGGCATTATTTATAGATTGCGACGTAATTTTATTAAACGACATTAAAGAATTATTTGATCAAGCAGACGACAAATATGCTGTTATGTGTGCAAAGCACGACTATACTCCTAAAGAAGGAATTAAAATGGACGGGCAAGTACAGACAGTATATCCTCGTAAAAATTGGAGTAGTGTAATGTTAATTAATTGTGCTCACCCTAGCAATGCTGTATTAACGCAAGATATGGTAAACAACCCAGAAATCAACGGCGCGTACCTACACCGGTTTAGTTGGCTTAACGATAACGAAATTGGAGAAATTAGTCATGAGTGGAATTGGTTAGTTGGGGTGTACAAAGAACCAACTGACGGCAAGCCTAAGTTAATACATTACACCGAAGGCGGTCCGTATTTTGAAAATTATAGAAATTGCGAATATCACCGCGAATGGAAAGCAGAACTACATGCTATGATGAATGAATAAAGTAGCAACTATTACTAGTACAGAAAGTGAACACTACGATCCTTATTTAAGTAGCTTTATACGAGGAATTTGCGAAACAACCCCAATGTGGGAACAAAATACTCTTATTAATAATACAATGGTTATACGTGGACTCGGCGGTGCAAGCCAACGAGCTATTAAATTGTGCTGGAAAACTAATTACTCGTTCTTTGCTATAGATACTGGCTATTTTGGAAACAACAAAAATAAAATATGGCATCGGATAACATATAACGCTCTTCAAAATATAAATACTTTAATAAAACTACCTACAGACCGATTTGAAATTCAATTAAAAAAAACATTTACTGAAATTTATAAACCATTTACTCCTGGACGTAAGATACTAATATGTCCGCCAAGCGACAAGGTTATGAGTTTATTTGGACAAGGTAACGCAAAAGAATGGACTAATAGAGTAGTTAGGCAATTAGTTACATTAACAGATCGTCCTATCGAAATTAGATTAAAACCAATTAGACGAGATCGTATTAGCACTAGTACTATTCAGCAAGCACTTTCCGATGATGTACATTGCTTGATCACCTATAATAGTATTGCAGCTACCGAAGCATTAATGGAAGGCAAACCGGCTATCACACTAGGCCCAAACGCTGCCCAACTAATATGCGAAACTAACTTACTTAATATTGAAACTCCAAAAATTCCTTCTCGTTCTCAGGTATATATGTTTTTAATGCATTTGTCTTATTCGCAATTCAGCCAAGAAGAAATGAACAATGGTACAGCATGGAGAATATTACAGGATATGCAAATATGAAATTGACCGTGGCATCTTATTTAAAGGGCATTCCGTCACAAAATACCAATATCGAGAAACCGTTAATAATTACCAATTTTATCGAAGGTGTAAAAAAACTAGGTGACATTGGGCATGTAGTTTCTGATTATAATTTAATCAATGCCGATGTAGCAGTAATACAGGGATTTGTACATAATAACAGTAAAAATTCTCAACATTTACAATTAAGAAAAGCAGTATTTGATACACAACATGCACAAAAAAAACGTAGTATTATTGTAGATAGCAATTTATTTTTGTATGCCGACAAAGGAAATTTAAATAAGTTTCTGCGGTACAGCTATGATGGAGTTTTTCCAAACACTGGAGAATACTGTAATAGTGTACCCGATCCAAAAAGATGGAATTTAATACAATCAAGACTTAATATAAAGTTAAAACCTTGGAAATCTCTCGGAACTAACATTTTAATATGTTGTCAGCGCGATGGCGGCTGGAGTATGTCGGGATTGGATCTAATAAAGTGGATAACAAAAACCATCCATCAAGTTCGTCAACACAGTCAACGAAAAATTATAGTTAGATTTCATCCAGGTGACAAAAATATACTTATTCATAAGAAAAATTTAAAAAACTATAAATTTCCTAATGTTAAAATTAGTTGCAACGAAGATATATTAACAGATTTTTTAAATGCATATTGCGTAATAACCTTTAATAGTAGCCCTGCAGTGGCAGCAGCTATTGAAGGAATTCCAGTAATTGTACTCGATCCTAACCGTAGTCAGGCAGCAATTGTATCTCAGCATTACATTTCAGAAATTGAAAATTTAAAAGAATTTGACAGAGAACTATGGATACAACAGATGGCACAGATGCACTGGACACTAGACGAGCTAAAAGACGGTAGCGCGTGGACTCATCTAAGAAAGTGGGCACTAAAATGATCGAACATATTACGGTAGTAACAACATTTCACGCAGATGGGCTATCTGCTTATGGACAGCGATTCCTAGACAGCTTTGCAGCAAACGTAGACAAACGCATTAAATTAATAGTATATGCCGAATCCTGTGTTCCAAATAATCCTGATCCTTCTCAGATAGAAATACTAGATGCACAAATTCTAATTCAGTTAGCTGCATTTAAGCAACGCTGGAAAGATACTCCGTATGCAAACGGTGATATTAGTCATCATTCTGCCCGCCGTGGTCGGGCTGACTGGAACAAATCATTTAAGTGGGATGCTGTGAGATTTGCTAATAAAACATATGCAGTGTTTGATGCATGTGAACGTAGCACAGGATGGTGTGTCTGGATGGATGCAGACACATTTGTACACAGCCATTGGAGTTATAACGAGTTTAAGAAATGTTTACCGGACACTAGCTGGATTACGTATGTAGGACGTGGTAAAGGGTCGCAAACCTGGCCCGAGTGCGGGTTTTATGGGCTAAATTTAAATGATACAGTTTGCCAAGAATTTATTAGAGAATTTAAATGTATGTACGAAAATGCAAATAACGGAATATTTAAATTAGTTGAATGGCACGATAGTTTTGTATTTGGTTACATTGTAAACCGGATGAAAATACTTGCTCCTAATGTACTTGATTATAGTGCAGAAATATATTTAAATTCTGCAAAAAGCGGTGGAGGCGGGCATCCGCTAATTAATAGCAAATTAGGACAATGGATCGATCATCTAAAAGGCGATCGTAAAACTCAAGGAAAGTCTAATAAGAGCGATATTATTACAACACGAACAGAAAAATACTGGAATGAAATTTAGTCTATGGACACAATTTGGTGCGCTCAATAGCTCGCTGATATTCGAAGCCTTTGCCCAAGGATGCAAATTACTTGGACACGAAGTAGTCTATAATGACAGTAATAGCGATGTAGACGTTATATGGAGCGTGTTATTTAATGGCAGAATGCTTGGTAATTATGGCATTTGGAAAACTGCGAGATCAATGCACAAACCTGTTGTCATACTAGAAGTTGGCACATTACAAAGAAATGCCACGTGGAAAGTTGGCATTAATGGCGTTGACAAACATGCATATGTCAAATCTTCCAAAGATGACAGTACTCGTGCAAAACTACTTGGATTAGAATTTAAATCGTGGAATACAAACGGCGAATACATTCTAATTTGCGGGCAACACAACAAAAGTTTACTATGGCACGGACAGCCAACTATGAGCACATGGATACAGAATACCATAATAAATTTAAGAGCTGTTACCGATCGGCCTATATTAATAAGACCACATCCGCGGTGTCCAGTGGCAAAATTCGATCACTTGTTTAAACATGTACATTGGCAACTTCCTCAAAAATTAAAAAATACGTATGATACCTATGATATATCGTTTGAAAATATATGGACTACTATAAGCTGGAACGGTACTTGCGGTATACATAGCATATTAAACGGAGTTCCTGCAATTGTCGGACCGTCGTCGCTGGCATCCGACGTGTCGTCACAGAACTTACGGAGTATTGAAACTCCTTTGTATAGTTTACGACAGCAATGGGTAAACAATTTAGCATATACTGAATGGACAACAGAAGAAATAGCACAGGGCATTCCGCTTGCTCGATTGACAAATACATGTAAGCTGTTATAATTAATTTATGTTTGTAGAAGATATATTGCACTTATTAGTTGACTCTCTTGAAGTCAATCCAGCAGATAGTCATATACTATCTAGCATTTCCTGTCAGGTAAAAAAAGGAGTCAGTCTTAGTGATCGACAACATCAATTAGTTAAATTAAAAATTCAACAGCATCACGCACAATTTAAATTTGATGTTAATCAATATGTTGACAAATTGCAGTACCCATTAAGAGTAATCGATCGTACAAAAAGTATAACAATAGTATCTTCTGTTGAGGAAGATGAGAAAAAATCCAGTAACTTAATTCGGAGACAAAATGTTGCGTGGAAATGGATGAAGATTAAATTTCCGTTTTCTAAAAAAACTGTTGCAATGATAATTAAATTATCTGCAACTCGTTTTAGTATCGAGTACCATCACGAAGTAGGATCAAATGTACACTACTTTAGATTAACCGAATCTACAGTTAAAGATGTAATTGGATATTTTAAAAATAAAAAATTTGAAATAGATTCAATACTACTTGAACAGTATAATCTTATAGAATCTATTATTGCTAACAAAGATACATATTTAACAACTATAACAGCAACTTTACAAAACAACATTGTACCTGCCGTAAACAAATTAATACTTGCAGAAGTTGGTGAAATTAATACTGCATCGTTAATAAAGATAGCCGATCGTAAGCGTCGGTACAACATTAACAGAGTTGATGTGGAAGATAACGGAGACTTGATTAGTAAGATTGCTCTCAGGCCCGATGTTGAAATAAGTATAGACCCTGCAATATATTCTCTTAAAAATGTTGCCGAGGCATTTACAGAATTAGATAGATTTCCACTCTTGGTAGCAATCGACGATGATAACACATTACAACAAGTATCAGACACTGTGGCAGCATTTTCTACGATAATATCAGCTTCTCAGCAATCGGTATTATTTAGAGTACCTGCTCAAATTAAGTATAATATAAACCACTTTGTACGAGACAATAAATTAAATAATTGGGTTGACAACCACACTAAAATTGTTTATATTAATAAGAATAAACTTCCTAAATTGTTGATTACAGCAGAATGGAATCCAATTGCTGCACTAACATTAACCGGAACGCGAACACATTCGCATGTTAATCTTTATATGAATAAAACATGTGACCTGATCGCACATCACGACAAAGCACCGAGCTTGTTTAAAAAGAATATGAGAATGAATGGCCACTTGTAAATTAATTATCGAAGACGAAGTAAATTTTAAAATAGAAGGACTAGCAGTCAATGTACGTCGAGAGATAACAAATGCACTCAAGTTTGAAGTACCTTATGCAAAGCATATGCCGCAATTTCAGCTAGGAAGATGGGATGGCAAAGTAGCATTCTTTGGAATCAGCGGTACAGGGTATGTTAATCACCTTGATATTGTGCAAGCCATACTTGAAAAAAATAACGTAAGGATTGCTGACATCGACGATCGCAGACGTCATGTTCAGTTTAATTTTACACCAGTTACAGAACGCTATTGGGCAGATCAAGGAATACGGTGGCCAATAGGGCATCCTGTTGCCGGGGAAGAAATTATATTAAAAGATCACCAGGTAACTGCTATTAATAATTTCTTGGCTAATCCGCAGAGCTTACAAGCAATTGCAACATCGGCTGGAAAAACCATTATTACTTCGACACTAAGCAAAGTTGTTGAAAGCGTAGGCAGGAGTGTAATTATTGTTCCAAATAAGAGTCTAGTAGAACAAACCGAAGAAGATTATATTAACTGCGGATTAGATGTAGGAGTCTACTTTGGCGACAGAAAACAATTAGGAAAAACACATACTATTTGTACTTGGCAAAGTTTAAGTATCCTTGACAAAAAACACAAAAGTGGCACCGCAGTATTAAGCTTGGCAGAGTTTTTAGAAAACGTACAAACTGTTATAGTCGACGAGTGTCATACTTCAAAAGCGGACGTTTTGAAAAATCTTCTAACTCAAAACTTACGTAACGCACCGATACGCTGGGGGTTAACTGGCACGATCCCTAAAGAACGATTTGAATTTGAAGCAATTCACGCTAGCTTAGGCCCGGTAATAGGCCGAGTTACTGCTAAAGAACTACAAGACAAAGGAGTAATTTCAAATTGTCATGTAAATGTCTTGCAGCTAATTGACATAGTTGCACATCCTAATTACCAAAGTGAATTAAAATACTTAACATCCGACGCCGATAGGATAGCCTATATTGGTAAGTTAATGAACACTGTGTCTCAGTCAGGTAATACTCTTATTCTTGTAGATAGAATAGCAGCAGGCGAGGCATTGCGAGACTTGATTCCTAACAGCACTTTTATAAGTGGCGCTGTTAAAGTAAAGGCTCGCAAAGAAACATACGACACAATCCGCGAAGGTACTAACGAAGTTATTATTGCAACATATGGAGTAGCTGCGGTAGGACTCAATATACCTCGCATATTTAACTTGGTATTATTTGAACCAGGAAAGAGTTTTGTAAGAGTAATTCAAAGTATTGGCAGAGGTGTTAGAAAAGCCAAGGACAAAGACTTTGTACAAATATGGGATCTAACGAGTACATGCAAGTTTGCTAAACGACATTTAAGAGAACGTAAGAAATTTTATACCGAAGCCGAATATCCTTTTACTATACAAAAGATCGATTGGAAGAAATAAATAAATGAGCAAGTCGTTAAAAACCATTATTGTTGCAAAACTTAATGAATATAACAACAACAGCAGAAGAGTAATTGCGTTTCTCAAAGCACAAGGATTATGGGATAACATTGTTAATTGTTACCCGTCAGACGGCGAAACACTTTATAATTTTATGTACCAGTCTGACAAAACATGTCCACAAAATAAAGTAAAGTTTCGGTCTTTTTCAGTTGGATATGTGTATTGTGGCCCAGCAAGTATTTGCAATTGTGCAAAAAACTCCACTGCTAAAAAAGTAAGCAGCACTAAGAGTAAGTATACTAACAGTCGACAACAAGCAATTAACCATACCAGAACTATAACCAATTTGCAGAGATATGGCATTAAAAATCAGTTTGAAAACACTGTTAAGATACAAACTGCAATCGAGCAAAAGCATGGAGTGACTAACGCCAGACACATTCCAGGAGTTGATCAGCAGATACGCAAAACCAATTTAAAAAAGTACGGAGTGGACAACCCGTCTAAGCATCCAGAAGTAAAAATTAAACAAGTCAACACATGGAACGCTAATAAGCAACAACACCTACAAACACATCGTAATAGTTTGCTTAACAAATACGGAGTGACTAATGCCAGACACATTCCAGGAGTTGATCAGCAGATACGCAAAACCAATTTAAAAAAGTACGGAGTAGACAACCCATTTAAACACCCGGATATAATTCAAAAAATTAAATCAACCAATCGAGAGAAATTTTATCTAAATCTGCACAATCGCGTGACTACTGACGTGTCGCCGTTGTTTGAGCTAGACGCATATAAAGGCAGCACACTTGACTATATGTGGAAGTGCAATATATGTAACAACACGTTTCAGCGCAGTATTATAAATGGTACAAGCCCGTTATGTAGAAAATGCAATCCAAATAGTGTATCTACTTTTGAAAAACAAGTTAGGCTTTTTGTTGAATCTATCGTTGATCCAGCAGACATATTGTATAATGATAGAAAGCTCATCGGACCATATGAGTTAGACATTGTTGTACCATCTAAAAAAATTGCAATTGAATGTAACGGAGTGTATTGGCACAGCGAGCTACACGGAAAGGACCGATATTATCATTTAAATAAAAGCAAAGAGTGCGAACATAACGGATACCGATTGTTACACATAATAGATGACAACTGGTATACTAATAATGCTATTGTTAAATCAATAATACAATCATCGTTGGGCATGTCTGCCAAGTATTATGCAAGAAAATGCAAGATAATACAAATTGAGCATACCGCCAGTGACTTGTTTTTGAACACACATCATATACAAGGAAGTGTAAACAGCAAAGTAAATATTGCCCTAGAATATAATAACAATATCGTTGCTGTAATGACAATGGGCAAAAGCCGTTACAATAAAAAAGTAGAATGGGAATTATTAAGATATAGTCAACATACTGGCACTACTGTAGTAGGCGGCGCCAGTAGGTTGTTTGCGCATTTTATCAAAACATACAATCCAGGCGGAGTAATCTCCTATGCAGATAGAAGCTTGTTCACTGGTAACATGTATAAACAGTTAGGGTTTATTATGTCTCATTACAGTGTACCCGGATACTCATATTTCTCTACAAATAACTATATAGGACTCGAAAATAGAATTAAGTATCAAAAGCACAAACTTGCAAACGTACTAACTGTGTTTGATCCTATACTTACCGAATGGAAAAATATGCAGGTTAATAACTATGACCGATATTGGAATTGTGGCAATAGTGTGTGGTTATGGCAATAATATTAGTAGAATAATCTATTTGACATTGTTGTTAGATAGTTGTATAATGTATAAAAATTGATTGGAAGAAATAAATGCGGATACTAACATTAGAAAACAAGTCATACTCGTTAAATCAAATACCCGAAAGTGTTGAAGACGATCTTAGATTTTCAATACTTGATAATTCAAATCCGCAAGACCCTGATTTCTTCTTTCATCCATTAATATTTCTAGAAAGTTTTAATAGTCCTGCAATCGTATTAGAAATTAACGGCAACGAATTGACCATGCCTTTGGACTGGTGTATTGCTGTAGGGTGTCACGAAGCAGGCAGTGACTTAGAAGTGTTGCCGTTGTCTAGTTTGAATGACAGGGGATTTGAAGCATTTCTATTTAACCCATTAACCGGAGTAATGCCAGGATTTGGAAAAATAGAAATTATTAATTTTTATAACGATGTAAAGTGGTTCTTTCCAAAGATGCGCGCAGGACATCTGTTAAGTGTACCAATTACAACCGGTAATGTTCCAGAATGTGCATTTTTTGTAAAAGACATAAGTCGGCAATGTGAATTAATTGATTATGGAAAGCTGCTCTAAGCACTTGTTTACAATTGTTACAACACATGTTATACTTAGACATCAACTACTGATTACAAGGATGCACAATGGCAAATATTGAACTAGATCTTTTTAAAGTATTAATTCCTGCAATTGACAACAATATGAAGGACCTGTACGAAGCAGCAGGTGCTGATGGCAAAAAAGATATTAAAAAAGACTTGTGGAATCTTAACAGATACATTAGTAGTATTAACGGAAATAGAAAAACACAAGAGTTAGCAGTACTTAAGGTCAACGAGTATTACAATAAGAATTGGAACGTTCTAGGCGGAACCAATCATGTACAACTACAATGGCAATTGCTATGTGTTGCCGGGCATGTTGGAAAAAGTTCAATGCATCCGTGGATTGGGTTAAAGAAAAAGAGCGACGGTAGTACTAAGATAGTTAAATTACTAGCACGGATTTATCCACACAGAAAAATCGACGAGCTGGAATTGCTGGCTAAGATATCTACTAAAAAAGAAATTAAAGAACTTGCGGTTCAACACGGATATGAAAAAATTGACATCTAAATTTGTATGTGAATATTGTCACAAAGGATATACAAAGGAAAGTACGCTACTGGTACACATGTGCCAAAAGAAGCTGAGAACATTGCAAAAAGACGAAAAGCGAGTACGACTAGGGTTGTATTCGTTTCAGCGATTTTATAAACTCAGTGCTGGCAATAAAACCGAAAAGACATACGAAGAATTTTGCACTAGTAGTTTTTATAATGCATTTGTTAATTTTGGAAGTTTTGTATCAAACGTAAAGCCTTTGTATCCAGAAAAATATATTGACTACGTAGTAACAAGTGGAGTTAAACTAGATTTATGGTGTAAAGACGAAATGTACGAAAAGTATGCGTTGGACTTGATACTTAAGGAAAATGTAGAAACTGCATTAGAACGAAGTATACAAACTATGGTAGAGTGGGCTGGGCAAAAAGATAATGTATATAATAGTTACTTTAAAATCGCAAGTGCTAACAGAATTACCCGAGATATCAAAGATGGAAAAATATCACCGTGGTTAATATTAAATTGCAAGTCTGGAAAAGTAGCACTGTCTAACTTTAACGACGAACAGCTAGGAATGCTTATAGACATCATTAATCCACAACATTGGGCATTGAGATTTAAACGTCAAGTCAATGATGTAGAATTAGTAAAACAGATAGCACAAGAAGCAAACTTATGACCGATATCGATATTGACTTTGCCAATCGAGAAGTTGTACTTTCAAAGATAACACATCGAGTAGCCAAGCTGCTCAACGGTAAACCTCATAACACAGGAGTTTATGTAACTGAGATTCCGCACAACCCGTTTAATGAAGTAGCAACAATTGATTATAAAACTGCAGAACAGCGTGGTTACTTCAAATTGGATTTTCTTAATGTTAGTATATACAAAGGTGTCAAAGACGAATTGCATCTACAACAATTAATGAATAAAGAGCCTATATGGGAATTATTAGAAGCAGACGAGTTTACTGATCAGCTGTTTCATGTAAGCGGGCACGGAAATATTTTAAGAACATTGAAGCCTAATAGTATAGAACAGTTGGCTGCTACCCTGGCAATTATTCGTCCTGCAAAACGACACCTATTAAACACCCCGTGGAGCAACATTATGTCACAAGTATGGAATATTCCAACAGACGGCGCATATTATTTTAAACATGCCCATGGAATCTCATACGCAGTAGCAGTAGCAGTTCATATGAATTTATTATGTGAACAAATTACTTCGGAAGCCTAACTAACTGAAAACTTTTTCTCTTAGCACGTCTTGCTGCTAAATTGTGTACATTTACACATGGCCCAACTATAACTTTAACATCCTTGGAATTCATTGTCATCATAGAATACTTTAACGTTTCGATTTCTTTTCGTAAAAAAATATTAATAGGAATAAGACGATTGGATTCCCACCACCAAACTTCGCCAAGATCTAATAGCATTCGTTTATGCAACTCGTGACGTAATGCAGTATATACAAACATTGTAGTAACATGTTGGTCTTGATTTGATATGATTCCTACATATTCGTGAGTGCCATAGGATACCACACTAATATACGGAAACTGATTTTCTATTTCTTTTAATAACATTCTTTGAATAAATACACTATAATTAAAGGATTGAGTATGCAACTAACACCTAGGTATTTAGTCGACAATATTACTTATGTCATTTCAAGCGAAACCGGTTACATAGTGGAGTATAGACCAGTGTACAGTAGACAATTAAAAGTTTATAGAGGCGTTGATAATGCCCTGCAATTTAGACTACTAAATGCAGATCAAAAACCGTTGACTATAAACGGTACTCCTATATTTGTAGTGTTTGACGAAAATCAAAATCAAATAATTGAACGAGAATGCAATATAATGGAGGATAGCTCTCCTGCTACTAAAGGCATGTTTGAAGTAATATTGTTTGAAAATGATTTATTAAATATACAGGCACAATACTTGTCCTATAATATTTATATCAGATCTGGTGACGATAAATTGCTAACCTACTCAAACAGAGACTTTGATAGTGCCGGGATAATATACCTAAATGGAAGTAGTTTTCCTGGTGTTAAGAGTAGCAAAGTAGTAACCAACTGGTATCAAGAAAACGATTACTATGTTGCTACTCTTGATGTAGTAGGCAAACATCTTAGTGCAGAACCGGGCATTAATGGAAACGAAGCTTTACATACTGTTGCAATATATTCCAATGGGTATGTTGGAGACTTGATAATACAAGCAACTCTTGAAAATAGCACAGATCCAGAATTTTGGGCAACTGTAACTACTGTGGTGTTTGACGGAACAGAAACAGCACCTACTCCTGTAAACTTCAATGGAGTATATACTTATTTGAGATTCCGGGCTGCTACCGACGACATTGAAAAAATATTAATTAGAAATTAATTGACAACTATTGCTTCAATGTTATAATATAATATGAGTATTGTATCAGACACCCTTATTATGCACTGGAGCCAAGGTAGAAAAACCAAGTCTACTCCTAGTGGATGGCTTTCTGGAAATGCACCGTGTTGTGTACACAATGGGCAATCTGCAGACACTCGAGCTCGCGGAGGTATAATTACCAGTGGCGATCAACTAAGCTTTTCTTGCTTTAACTGTGGATTCAAAGCCAGCTGGCAACCTGGACGCCCGCTATCACATAAGTTACGAAAACTACTACAATGGCTAAATGCATCAGATCAAGAAATAAATCAACTGGCATTAGATGTAATGCGTATCAACGAAGGGGTAGAAGTAGCAACTCGCGAAATAGAGTTACCTACATTTGATACTGTCGAATTACCCGAGGGTGCTGTAAAAATTTTAGAAATTCAAGATTTCAACAAGTTTGGGATATCGGTGATGGAATATATGTCGCATAGAAATCTACAACTAACTGATACCGATTATTACTGGAGTTCAAAATTATCCTATCGTGATAGACTAATTGTTCCCTTTTATTATCAATCTCGTATAGTAGGTTGGACAGCAAGAGTAATAACTACAGACACAAATCCGCGATACCTTACAGAATCGCAACCGGGGTTTGTATACGGCCTGGACCAGCAACACTTTGATAAAGCATTTACAATAGTATGCGAAGGGCAATTTGATGCAATACATGTGGAAGGGTGTGCATTAGGCGGCAGCGAAATAAACGATGTTCACGCACAATTACTAGACAAACTAAATCGAGATATTATAGTAGTACCGGACAGAGACTACAAAGGAAGCAAGTTGGTAGAAATGGCAATTGATCGTGACTGGAAGGTTAGTCTTCCTGAGTGGCATTATAGCTGTAATGACATAAGCGACGCAGTAGCACGTTATGGAAGGCTATATACATTATACAGTATTGCAACTGCGGCCGAATACAGCCCGTTGAAGATTAGACTACGAGCAAAAAAGTGGTTTAAAATTCATTGATGGTATCTGGATGTTGTAATGCTATTAAAATAATAAAACACCAACAACCTATAACTGTAGGAATGCATACTTATATCGTTTGTTTAATACATTGCGAAAACTGCGGACAAGTAAAGAATACCACAAACATAACGCAATCATCTATACACTATAAAGGCAAGCTATGACCATTACAACAAGACAAAATACCAACTATGGTTACGACATCCAACGAGTGTATCTCGAAATGTTTATGAGTGATGCTGCTAGCTTTGTGCGATGCCAGGGAGTATTTAATCCTGCTGCATTTGATCGAAGATTGACACCGGCTGCGGAGTTTCTCAACAACTACGTTACTGACCATAATGCATTGCCCACATTTGACATGATCAATGCCGCTACTCAAATGGATCTACGTCATCCGGGCCCGCTACAGGAAAATCATTATGACTGGCTGCTAAACGAATTTGAAACATTTTCGCGACACAAAGCACTTGAAGCAGCTATATTAAAAAGTGCCGACTTACTAGAAAAAGGCGAATACGGTCCAGTGGAAGACTTGATCAAAAAGGCTGTACAAATCAGTTTGCAAAAAGATCTCGGCACTGACTACTTCTTAGATCCTAGATCACGTCTAAATGCTATCAAGGACAACAACGGACAAGTAAGCACAGGGTTTGCTAGCTTGGATAAAAAACTTTACGGAGGAATGAACTCCGGAGAATTAAACATATTTGCAGGTTCTAGCGGTTCAGGCAAAAGCTTGTTTCTTGCCAACCTCGGAGTCAATTGGGCATTGGCAGGACTAAACGTAATTTACCTTACATTTGAACTTAGTGAAAACCTAGTAAGTATGAGAATTGATAGTATGCTAACAGGCATCCCTAGCAAAGACATCTTTAAAAATATCGACGACGTGGAAATGCGAGTGAGAATAATTGGCAAGAAAAGCGGTAGCATACAGGTAAAATATATGCCCACCGGTAAGAATGCCAACGACATACGAGCTTATATTAAAGAATATGAAATTAAAACCAATAGAAAAGTGGATGTACTACTAGTAGACTATCTGGACCTTATGTACCCAATGGGACAAAAAATCTCCGCAGAGAACTTGTTTGTCAAAGACAAGTATGTGAGCGAAGAATTACGTAACTTGGCAATGGAACTAAAAACCATATTTGTTACTGCTAGCCAATTGAATCGAAGCAGCATCGACGAAATCGAGTTTGATCATAGTCATATTTCCGGCGGTATTAGTAAGATCAATACAGCTGATAACTTGTTTGGTATCTTTACTACTAGAGCAATGCGAGAACGAGGACGCTATCAAATCCAGCTGATGAAAACTAGAAATAGCAGCGGCGTGGGCAGTAAGGTGGATTTAGACTTTGATGTAGATACTCTTAGAATATCCGACTGCGAGCAAGAAGATGATAATACTGCTACTGGTGCTAGTGTGCTGGATACTCTCAAAAGAACTGCACAACCAAGGCAAATACAGCAAGAGACCAAAAAGGTGCAAGTGGATACTAGCACAAATCAACTGAAAAACTTTTTAAATAACTTGGGCGCAAATTAATCAAGAAGCTGTGAAACAGTGCGTAAAACAAATTTTACAATATTAAAACACACGGTTAATTCACAGTCAGCGCCGCGTGTACTTGAACCATGTACTAGTTTGAAACTGAATTGACCGTGTCGATAAGCAGTGGTTGACACGTCGATAAGCAGTGGTTGACACGGTTGACAGTTTGACGTGGTTTTATACAGCTATCAAGCTGCAACAAATGTCAATGTTACTTGCTTGATTACCACTGTAGTAGAACTTGGGTATTCAGGATGAGGAGCAAAATCTAATACTATGCCAAAGGTGTGATCTACCGTGAAGTTACCCGAGAACATATATGTTTGGATATTCTCTGTACTGCTACTATGAGCACTCTTGCCGATCAACTTGGTACCGTCCCATAACTGTATCAAACGATCCGATATTCTACTTTGACGTAGAACGTGAACATGTGCTATTACTTGAACAAACTGCCCCGATGGACCCCATTGGTCAAATAATAATGCATTGCTACCGTAGTTCTTGAGATTGCCAAACGGTAACGCTACTCCGTGAATAGGAGAGACCGATGTTAAATCTACAAACGGTATTTCAGTGTTTTCAAACGAAGTTATTCTCATACAGTATTTATGGAGAGTACACTAAGCAACTTAAAAAAATTGCGCGCAAAAAAAATCCCCACCCTGGTGTTTAACCTAGACGAGATTGCCCAACCGGTAATTGTACCCTAAAAAAATACGTTACCAAAAAAGATAGGGAAGTACTTTTCAAAGTTGGGTGGTGCTTTTTACCCCTTCACTTTTAAAAATGTGAATAAGAGAATAAGAGAATAAGAGAATAAGAGAATAAGAGACTTGCTGCGCATTTATCTTGTCAAGAGATTTTCTCTATATACCCCCCTGACATTTTTTATTTTTCTTTTATTTCACTTATGGCCCTGACATTTTATTTGTCAAGTGTAAAACACTGTCAACCCCAAAATATATTTCTTTTTTTATTTCACTTACGGCCCTGACATTTTATTTGTCAAGTGTAAAACACTGTCAACCCCTAAATTTATTTTTATTTTTATTTTAACACTTGACACCTTTTTGTAACACACTGTAACAATACGTTACTTGCTATACTAGCTGTGCTGTGCTACTGTGCTGTGCTGCTTTGGCTGCTGCTTCGGTTGCATAGTGGTTGCCGCCTAGCAATCGCGTTGTGATTGTGTTATAAACTACATGCGCCATCTTTGTTCTCCTTGCTGTTAATTGTTTATAACTGATTCGCAGCCTCCATGCAACCTCTAATTGATGTTGTCTTTTTGTTGCGGTATCTAATACCGCGTACAAGATTATGGCGCGCCACGGCTGGCAATTCGAAGCCCTGCGCATCGGGCGCGGGTTGTTCCTACACCTAGGCAGGGTCAAGCGAGTTCGTCGCTGTGTTGAGCAATGTCCCTAACAGCAGGGCCATTGGTGCGTGTGTTGCCCTATATGTTAGTTATAGCATCACCGCTGATCGTTGTCGACGGTTATCGTATAGGGATACATTGTTCTTTTGTAGGGAACACCAAGGTTGCGTTGCCTGTCACGCCCACTCCGTTTTCAAGGAATGCAATCCAGTTGTCGCCGTGCTCTTCTCCTGCGCCTCGGACCACAAAGACAAGTTGTGGATAAGTTTGGCTAATCTCGGTGATATGCGCCAACCATTTGTACCATTTGATTGCATCGTCTCCGGTAATGAAATTGCCCATTGCGTGGAAGCTTTGGTATCCGCTGGTGGTTCTCACCAGTTCCGCAATCGAGTTCATCTGTTCACTGGAAACCATTGTGTGATCATCAATAGTTTTTACTTCGATTGTATAGTTGGTGTAGTATCCCATTTGCGTCTCCTTGTGTCTCAATCAGTTATAGCATCATAGCTGATCGTTGTCAACGGTTAACCTTGCAACCTCGTTCCAAATTAGTTGGATTGCAACATCGCTGATCAGGTTGACATCCTGTGCCACTACGTATAACATCCATGGTTCTGTAATATCAGTTGTCTTCACGCTATGAGGTCTTGCAGAAGGTGATTGATATTTCACAATCCACGAAGAGTCTCCGTCTTCGTCTTTGCGGATAAAAACCAGCGTATAGCCTAGTACCTGCATTGCTCTGAGAATCTTCTCGGGTTCGCCGCCGATCGCTCGCAAATTACGTTGAATCCATTCCTGTGTGGATTGTTCGGGTGTCATTGTGTTGTGTCCTTGTGTGTTGCATTAGTTATATGTAGCACAATACAGGACCTGTGTCAACTCACCATTGTCCGTGTCCGTCAAAGATTCCTGAGCACGCTTGCTGATCATCAAGCCGTTCTGGGTGGAGATTGCTCACACCTCGTCCATTAAGATATGCAGCGTGTTGTCCGTTGCGTTTTTCTTGCACCTTTGCCTTACAGCTTTTTGAGCAGAACTTGCCCCATCCCCTTGCAACATCTGCAGTTCTTGCAGCAAATACGTTTTTGCAGCACTTGCACGTAACTTTGGTCATTGCAGTCATTTAGGACTCCCTGTGTCTCAATCAGTTATAGCATCATGTCATCAACTTTGCAACCGCTCGTTTCTGTGCTTCTTCGTTGATCTGCGCCCAATACTTGCTGAGTCGCGGAACGCCTTGTGCATTTGGGCGCAGCCAGTAGTTGATCTGCCAGTGCTGGAGGTACTTGTTCTTCTGGAAGTATTTGGCATGGATGCTACCGTAATAGGCATCGCCCGGGGTAAAGCCGCGCGCATTTGCCACCGTTGTGTTGTTGTATTGTGCTTCTTGTTGTGTCTGGCGGTGGAGCAAGTGTACCAGCGCGCGCCCCACTGCGTTCATGCTCACAGCATCCCCGCGTGTGATCAATTCGGTTAGTATGCTTCTGGTCACTTGCATGTTTTGCCCTACCTGTTTGCCTATATACTGTTATAGCAGTAATCGACTACTTGGTCAACATCAAATATCCGCGCTGGATAATTTCTTTTGCCACCGCTTCAATCGGAACCCAGCTTGCCAACTGCGTCTCGGGGGTTTGATTATCGTCGTATTTCCAGTTCAGTGGCGTCACACCGCTGGAGATCACCATCACTTCCACTTGAGTCCAGGGGCCTTCGTTGTAGCGCGGCGTGCAATAGTGATATTCGCTGGCTTGTATGCTCAGCACAGTGCCGTCGGCGCAAGTGACGTGTTCCGCCGGCAGTTTATAGTTCTGCAACACCGTTGCGGTATTCAAGTGGCGGGTGATCTCTGCAATAGTTTCTTGGATCTCTTTTTGCATCGTGTGTTCCTTTGTGTTGCCCTACTCCAATACAATAGCATCGGAGCAGGGCAGTGTCAACTACAATTAACAGAAATCGTAATTGCAGTAATTCCAGGTACCTTCGCCGGGCATACAGAAGTCCTTAACGTATCCAGCTGGACAACGAACATCGCGATCCATAACAATACACATCAGGTCTGCCATGGTCACAGTGTCGCCGTATTCGTTGCTAATGGTAGTCCACGGACTGGACATTACCAGGATCCAGTCATACAGCGTGTTGATCCCTCTCTTTGGATGAACGCGCAAGCTGAATGCCCATCCCGAACTGCTCTTGCCAAAGTGCAGTAAGCCGTCCTTTGTGTTCACATAATAATTGGTGCTCATCGTGTGTTCCTTTGTGTTGCCCTACTCCAATACAATAGCATTGGCGCAGGGCAGTGTCAACGGGTTATTTCAGGTTGCGTGGTCCGGTCCAACAAGCGTCGTATCCACCAGTGATGATGTTGCCGCGCGCCACATTACGGGCGGGCATATTGTACCCAGCTGGCTTAAGGATATCGCCGGCTGCAAACTGCTGATCTGCCTGTACCTGCACAAAGCCCCAGACGCTACCTTGTGTGATGATTTTGATATATTTCTTCTTGACTTCCGCACGGATGTTGCCGTTGAAGTCGTTGATCATATGCGCAGGCCACCCGCCGCACGCATAGTCTGCACAGATTGCGTTGATCAACTGTTGAACTTGTTGCTGCATCTTGTTCTCCCTGTTTGCCCTGTCAGTTACAATAGCATTTCATCACGGCAGTGTCAATCGTAATCTACGGCAAACTTGAGTTCTCTTAGACCAAAGCCCTGCGCTCTGCGCTGTTGCTTTCGCTCCTCGTAACTACAAGCATCGTATTCTGCCATTGCTATTTCGGCGTGTTGCTTGTTAAGTATCAACCGCTGATTGTTTTTTTGAGTTTGGTCATCCAACTTCTTTGCGCCTTTGTGTTGCCCTGCTCCAATACACTAGCATTGGCGCAGGGCAGTGTCAATCAGAAACTTGGTTCAAACGCTTCCGGTGTTTGGTTGAGATGCACCATTTTCAACAGTTGGTCGCCGTTGAGCCCTGGATATGCCTGCGCCAGCTTGCTCATTGCTACCTGTGTAGCTTCGTCTGCGGGCTCAATAAAGCCGTCTTCGTCCGGGGTCCCCTCCTGTACGGGCGTGGTTGACGTTGCTTTGGGTGCCTTAGGTTCCTTTGGTGCCTTTGGTGCCTTTGGCTCCGCGGCTTCCTTGTTTGCGACAGCGCCAATCACGTCAGCTGCTTCGGCAAACTCTGCAAGCGTCAGACAGTGCTGAGCCGCTTGTGTCTTGTCCATTGCAGTGGGCAGCGTCACCAGCTGGATCGCGGTGTTGCCGCAACGAACCAGCATAGCTGTGCGTGCTGCAAGGTCGTTTGCAACGCGGAACTTAATCTGGTCGTTCTCGGTGCTGATGCCTGCTACGATAAATGTCTTCATGGTGTTCACTCCTTGTGAGATTCAAAAATTACAGTTATTACAGCAAGAAACACAAAAAACAACCAACAACCTACAATCGTTCCCATGTGGCTTTCCTTTTGCGTTTCTTCTATGTGTAGTTATAGCGTATCGCGTTCTTGCAGTCAACCTCTAATCGTTAAACAATACCAATCTTGCGGGCAAGATGTCCGAGCTTCCTACATAATTAAATGCAGTCACTTCGCCGTTGACAACGCTATCGCTAACAAAACGAAACTTGCTGACAACGCCACTGCGATGTGTAATACCCAAGCTGAGCGGTACTTGACCCGGCGCAATGGCAAGATCACTTGCTTCTGCGGAATATACATTGTCCAGGTATGTAAACTTGCCTACGCTATAGTTTGTCATCGCGTGTTCCTTTGTGTTGCCCTACTCCAATACAATAGCATTGGCGCAGGGCAGTGTCAATGGTCAATCAGCATCTTTTTCTGAAAAGAATTGCAAGCAATCGCTCACGCGCCCGTCCTCGTCTTCGATGTAAAATACCCAATTGCCCATATTCTTGACAAACTGTGCGTCTACATACTCAAAGCCGCCGTAGTAACGCAGTATGCGGTTGGTGTCTGCGTCTACTGCCAGCATACCGTCGCCCACATAGATACGATACCCAGCGCGCGGGTCCAACCCTAGATCCGCGGCATTGCTGCAGGTCATATGCTCTGATACCAACTGGTTTACTTGCTCTTCAATCTCTTCAAGTGCTTCAAACATTGCAGTGTTCCTTTGTGTTGCCCTACTCCAATACAATAGCATTGGCGCAGGGCAGTGTCAACCATTAGCTTGACGAATTTTGGGTAGAGATTGCTTAAAAGCAGACCGAGTTTGTCGCAACCGATGTGATAGGACCGTCGTAGTCAAACTCGTCTCCGTTCATCAGCGACTCAGTGAGCATCCAATCCCAGCTCGCGTTGCTCATTGCTTCACGGTCGTCGTCTGCTTCTCTTGCCAGTGTTGCAAGCAATCCCTTCAGGGTGCAGTTGGTGATGTTGCGCGCGCATGTGGTATTTTTCATTGCATGTTCCTTTGTGTTGCCCTACTTCAATACACTAGCATTGGCGTAGGGCAGCGTCAACCTCTATTTGACAGGATCGCGCTCCACAATGGCTTCCATATTTGTCAGCATGTCCTGCATCATGTTATACATCTCGTTAAAGGCGCGGCGCTCGCTGAGGCTCAACTTCAGCGCCTCTCCCTCTTCGAGCTCCTCTTCCAGAAAAGCAGCACAATCGCGCATATCGCCCAGCGTATTTTCAAATCTGCAGTAGCTCATATTTGACATCTTGTGTTCCTTTGTGTTTGCCCTACTCAATAGTTATAGTAGACAGCGTTGCCGCTGTCTACCTTTTTTTTATGTGTCAGTGGCAGACAATTTCAGCCACATGCTGCGTCACGGAGTGGCGATAGTGGGTTATGCTGTCCTGCGTGAACCAGTAAGCATAACCGATCGCCTCGACGTTGGCACAAACGCGGTCGAAATGTGCGTCGCCATCGCAAGCGGTAAAGTCTTGCGCGCGGATCAATTTCATTGTGTACCTCTTTGTGTTTGCCCTACTCAATAGTTATAGCAGACAGCGTTGCCGCTGTCTACCTTTTTTTTATGTAAGTATAGTATATCCTTCTTCGCCTTCCAGCGCCAATGTGTGCCATTCTTCAAACAGCGCCAGCATATAGTCGTTGTCTGCGTCGTCGTCAAGCCATGCCAGCCCTGTAACCTGCAGGCGTGTTTCGTCGCAATGCACTACCGCGTCAACTGTGCCGTCTGTGTTTTCTTTAACGCTTTCGAGATAAACATGCAACATCTTGCGTTCCTTTGTGTTTGCCCTACTCAATAGTTATAGCAGACAGCGTTGCCGCTGTCTACCTTTTTTTACATTAAGAGACCTTTGTTATCATCCCGTCTGCCATTGTCACGTTGGCAAAAAACTCGCGCTTCATGCCTGTAATGTTCGGGCGCCCTGCAACCACAAAGCTGCCGGTGCTCTGGTACTCGGGTCCAAACATGCTGGTCTCAATATAGCGCAGGCGCTCACCAATTGCTGCCTTCAAATCTTTTTTGCTATTGTAACGAACTACCAGTGTCATCTTGTGTTCCTTTGTGTTTGCTCTACTCAATAGTTATAGCAGATTGGCAAGGCGGGCGCAACCTCTCATTGCGCCCGTTGTGCTATTTTATGCAGTTTCCATTTCTTCAGATTCCTGCTTGACAGTCTCGCCGTTGTATGCTGCAACCAGCTCTGCCAGCATCTCTTCGCGCACCGCACGGGCAATGAACTTGCCGTTGCTGCGGGTGGGCACGTC